TTATTTCCTTCCCAGCAGCCGGCTTATCCACCCGAACCGCTTGTTTGTTCGGTAGAGGATGAAGAGAACCAGCACTCCCCAAAGGGCTTTGCCCGTCCGCACGAAGAACGATTGCCACCATGAAAGGGGCTTTTCCACATATACTTTCTTCTCCACCTCAAAGGGAACGGGGATGCTGTCCACGCGCAAAACCGAATCGCGCACCACCCTGTCACGGTAGCGGGTGATGTACTTTTCCATCCAAACGGTGTCGCCCCGAACGGAGAGGAAGATGCTGTCACGGGCATAGACCGAATCCGTGCGCCAGCGGTCGCGATACTCCGTCCGCACGCTTTCCACCGGGACGTACTGCGTTTTGCAGCCTGCCAGACTCACTGCCAGCAGGAGGATAGTTGCTAGGCGCTTCATGGTCGTATCACGGTGTTTTTCAGGAAGTTGGAAAACTCGCTCCGCACGTCGAAGCAGGGACACGACTTGATGAACTCGCAGGGTTCTACCTCGCCACTGCCGTCCGTGTCGGGCGAGGTGTCGCGGTGTCCCAGCAGTTCGGCAATGGGGTATTCGCGGCACAGCTTCGCCACGAGTTCGCGCAGGGCGGTGCGTTGGGCTTCGGTGCGGGTGTCGGCAGCTTGCCCGGAGGCATCCAGCCCGCCGATGTAACAAATGCCGATGCTGTGCTTGTTGTAGGATTCGCCCGAAAAGCCTTTTGTGTTGCAGTGTGCCCCGTCAATGGAAAGCGGACGGCCGTTCTCCACCAGCCCATCGAGGTCTATCACGAAATTGTAGCCTATCTGGGCAAAGCCCCGTGCCCGGTGCATGCGGTCGATGTCTCTTGCCCGGAGGTCCTGCTCCGCACGTGTGGCGGAGCAGTGGATAATGATTGAATCTATTTGTTTCATTTTGTTTCGTCTTCTTCAATTTCAATTATGTCGTTCTTCTTGGCGAAGAACTTAAACACGTTTATCTTCATTTTCTTTCCCCTTGCCTCGAAGTAGTTGGTGTAGCAGGAGTTTATCTCGATGCCGTAGACCACCAGCATGACCGTGGCAGGCAGAAATGCGATGCTGAAGGGTGTGCCGAATGCTTCTCCCATAGCTCCCGCCACGAATATCCAGCAGAGGTAGTCTATCATCTTGTTGACCGTTCGGCGCACCGCCCTCGATGCCCGTATCACTTCTTTCCGATACCGGGCTGCTTCTATGCCGAATCTGAGGTCGGCAATTATCAGTACCAGACCGAGGAGCAAGAACCACCGAAGTGGTTCTATGAAGTCTGTGAATCCGCTCAGAGCGGTTGCAGTTATTCCTGCGGTTATGTTTCTTTCGTTCATGGTTTTGATTGTTGGGTTTGCAAGTGGGGCTACATGGAAACCCAACTGTTATTACTATATCTATAAAGCCCTTTCTCGTTAACCTTTATTCCATAGTTACCGAAGCGAACTTCAAAGCCCTCGTTGTCACTAAAGTACAAATACTTGTTACTGCCATATCTTGAAACCAAACCGTTACTTCCCAAAATATTACAGTTTAGTAAGCGTTCTATCTTTATCCAGTTTATATGCAACCCCAGTTGAACAGTTAATACATCATCATAATCTAAGGTGGGAGTGGAATAACTCATATATACATCAAGATAATATTTTCCCGCATCCAAAAGGTTACGTGAATTATCGAGATTCCCCATCACGTATGCACCGTTATCTCTATATAAGCTGACGGTTGAGTTATTCCAGACTTCATTGCTGCTTATATCCAAGGAGATATTAAACGTGACATAACTAGAATTCTTTAATGTGAAAGGAACTTTGAAACGTACATACCCAACCAAATCATGTATCCTACGATGATATGTATCGAACATACGGAAATGATGACTGAAACTCTCTCCACTGCCACTTTCGTTGCTATGGTAAAAACCTCCTCCATTATCGGTGTTTCCACTTGATTCCTCCATTATCGTAACCCCTTCGAAAGCATCTTTCTTTAAATATTCCACTTCTCCGTCCGTCACATCGCCACTCCCGGGAACAGCCCCTTTCGTTATGATAAGTTTCTTATTTCCTTTATCATCAAACCCAACCAAGTCATTGCCTTCAATATTCACCCAGCCCACCTTTGCTGAATCGTTATCAAAGACTACCTTTCCGGCTGCAAAAGAGGCATAGTTATTGCCTCCGTCGAGTATGATATTCACAGGAGCACCCTCTTGGGTTTTACTCTCCATACGCTCGTTACGGAAGGTAAAGCTGGCGATATTTGCTTCTTCAGCCAATAAAAGATTGGTTGCAACGCTATCAAACTGAGCACCAAAGCTTTTCCAATGGTCTGTATCAGTGGGAGGCACTCCGTGGAAGCCATTGCCCGCAGTGGGACGGGCTATATAATAAACCTCGTTGTATCTGACAATATCAGCCCTTTGCTCTGTGCCATAATATACGGCATCCGGTTTATAATCTCCACGAAAGACACTGACCGGAGCATCTTTGCCATCGGCTCCGGGAGCACCGTCTTTGCCATCGGCACCGTTGGAACCTGCTGCTCCGGTTTCGCCTTTATCGCCTTTTGCCACAACAATCCAGTAGACACCGTTGGTCGGAGCGTTTCCCTTGCCGGGAGCCGGGTTGATATAGCGATAGGTTGAAAGCCCAGTTCCGCTGTCGAACGTCACTTCATCGCCTCTGTAATAAGTTTGTACATTGCTATACACTCCACGGAAGCAGCCCACGGGACTTTCGTCTCCGCTTTCACTCTGGATGAGAGTGCCTTTCAAGCGCAGTTTGCCGTCTCCGCGAGTGTTCCAGTCAAAGTAGTTATTAGTGTTGCCCACACGGAAAGCGTTGTTGGCAAAGTCCATGAAGTTCATGCCGTCGGCCGACACAATGCGGTCGGTAGTGATGCGCCCCGGCAGTATTTCCGTAAAGCCATAGAGTTCCACAAAGCTGCGTGCGCCCTCATACTCCTTGTTCAGAATGCCGACCAAAAGGTGGTAATAACCTTCTGTCTGCTCCAGTTTCACAGGCGTTTCACTCAAAAGGAACATGCCTGTCCGCTCTGTTTTGCTGACTTTCGCATAGAGGTAATATCCTTTGTCCTCATCTGTAAGTATGGGAGAAGTGTATTCGCCAAGAGTCCAGAACTTATAATCTCCCGCTTCATGGGTGGAGGAAATGTCTTTAATCCCAAGAGTCATGTGCTGGATTGTCCCGGCAGGCGAGGTCAATACCCTGCCCGCGTTATCATAAGTAATGACATGAGCCACTTGTTGGGGGGCGGTCATGTTATTGACAAAACGGAACTGCAAACTTTCATCGCCTACGAGCATCTGCATCGTAGCCACCGTAATGGGATTGACCGAGCCGGAGAAGTTCAGCAATGAGCCTGCCAGCATATCCATTGTTTCCTGTGCATCACGGAAACGGCGCTTGGTGAATTGAAGGGCATTCCTATATTTGTCATCTACCACAACTTCGTTGGTTTCTATCTTATTCAGGTCGCTTGAAATGGAAGTGCCTACCGGATCGTTGGAAAGTTCTATCTCCGGAGAATAGGGATTGTTGACATAGCGTTTGATTCCCGTCATGCGGATGAGCGAGCCTTCGGGGTGGAACTGTGCATCGGAGAAGTTCACATAGCCACCCAACACAAGCTTTCCACCTATCTGCAACCAGCGTTTTTTAGCCCAAATGCCGTCCAGTGTTCCCCTGAAAGTAAAGGATTTTTCTTCGTGCTCATACAGGTATTTGGCTGCTTCCCTGAACATATCCCAGCTTGCCCCGGTCTTTGTCGCATCATTGCAGAGGTAAGCATCGGGCAGTTGAATGCCGAACACCGCATATTCGTCACCGGGTTTTGGCATCCACACATTGCCGTCGGGCATCGTTATACCGTCTATTTCTTGCGGCACAATCTCAAACCTGCGTGCTTTCTTGCCGTCTTTTGCTTCGTGGATGTACTTCACATCGAACTCTTTGCCTACGAGCATGCCGGATTGAAAGATAACGGTTATCTTCTCACCTTCGATAAGGCAATCCTCAAAATTCAGGTCATCAGGTATGCTGCCGTCAATAAAGTCAAAGAAGTTACTCGCAGCATTCACGGGAACAACCTCACTGACTTTGCCAATGCGGGACGGATATATCTCGCTACAATCCAAGCTGTCTTCTTTTGCTGTGGTAAGCTCTTTATCCGCCCGCATGATATAGGTCCCGTCTGCCGAAGTCTTATACAAACGCCCTTCATACTCCAGCGTTTGGGATTTAGGCAAGAGAAGCTCCTTTGCTCCATATTTGCCGAAGTTGATGTTCCTGTCTGTTCCCTGTACAAGAACTATTTCGGTCGGCGACTCCCCACTCTCCCTGCCTACTCCGGTCTTAAATCCGTTGCCCTTGCCATAGGACAGAGCCAAGGGATTGTCTTTGTTGTACTCCACCTTACGCAGATGAATGGTTTTATCAACTATCTGCCACTCCGTTTCAAAGGAGTTGGCAAGCTGGTTGAGGGCATCCAAAATATACGTGTGGTTATATTCAATCGTTTTCTCTGTCCCTTCCAGACATTCGCCGACAGTCCAACCGGAACTGCGTCTGTTCAGATTATCCACCAGCAGCTTCAAATGTTCTTTCGGCTTAGCCGTGTAGCTGAACTTTATCCGGTTATCCACCGTGTTGCGAACTTTCCACAATGACGCATCTGCTTTTGAGGTTTCAAGAATCAGTGTGTATTCATAGTTACGTTCACCGTTCTTTTTGAAATTCCCGTCTTTTGTAAGCGAATATCTTTTTCCATAGAAATCGCAATAGGTACCTACCGGGATGTCAATGAATCCCGGATGAGAAAAATACAAGGTCAGGGTGTCATCACCCATAATGGCTTCGTAAGAGTAACTATCGTCACTTACCGGAAGCTCTATTGGTTTGTTATTGTTATGTAATGTTATCATGTTGTTTTGAAAATTAATAATTATAAATCGAGTGTTATACCAAAGTTGGTATAAATACTTACATCATCTCTAACAGAAACTCGGATCTTAGTACTTCCATATTCTTTAGGATTAGGAACAGACCAGCTGCAAGAAACATTATACCATTGCCCTGCAGTTACCAACATAACACTATTATCTATCGGAGTAAAGTTTTTCATATTAGAATTTGATGAAACTATTTCCCATTTGAGATAAACAGTACCAGTTTTTCCAGTCACTCTTACATGAACTTTTTTAGATGTTTCTCCTCTTGGAACCATTATATCATACCCTTCTTGTATTTCTATTCTCGCTCCAACAGCCTGTAATAAACTTATCGTCACTTTCTTCCCACTCTCGCCTTGAGTAACAGTAACCGTACCCGATCTAGAACTAGAAGAAGCATTATTCCCAACTGAGACAGTATTACCTGATATTAAGAAGCCGCTACCAGATACAGAATTGGAATAGCCTACACTGACAGGACTGCCGGAATTAACTCCATTCACTTTCTTTTGCTTGGTAGACGTTACTGTGAAAGACTTCGTTTCACCCGTCCCTGCAAAGCTCAATGATGAAACCGATGCGGATAATGTATATTCCCAAGTGACTGCGCCGATATTATCCAGCACAACAGTTTCTTGATTTCCATAACTTCCGCTTACCTCTACTCCATTCCCTCCCATAGAAATAATTTCACTTTTTGTTAAACACTCATTGCCGCGTCCTGAAGTTGGTGCGGGGAAAGAAGATATTTTTGAGCGAATCATGCTCCATGTGGCAATCTCGCTCATAAGTTACCTCCTAACTCATTAGCTAAGAGGTGCTCAGGTATTATAATTTTACATATAAATTGTTTCATCAGTCTGTTATTTTTAATCTAAAAACATAATTAATCTCTGAAATAGTTATCTCAATTATAAATATCACCAAAGGGGTTCCCTTCATCACTGATATCATAATATAATTACCTTTATGAGAAGCATAAAGTGTTGCTATAGCAACACCTTGTCCATCAGTCAAAGTTGAATTCACAGATTGAGTAAAGCTTGAAAAGCTATATTTAACTATAGTTATTTCATTGACATAGCCTGCCAAATAAACATAAGTATCTTTTCCTCTGGGTGCATCAAGCAATAAGCCATTACTAAGTGGTGCTTTATCCGTTTGGCTTATACATGGATATGATTTAAATCCTATGGCATCCATAGGCGCACATTCTGCATCTCCACCGCTGACATTCATCAGGTTGCTTGAATCACTTAACAGAACTTGTTTTGTCAGGCACTCTGCATCATTCCCGGAAGGGAAAGTTGACATCATAGAACGAACTACCCCGCGTGTATTAATCTCTGTGCTCATCTTTCCAATTCATTTAATCGACTACGTAATTCTTCAACTTCTTTGGCTAACAACTTCACTCCTTCCAAAGCAAGCACACCGAGCATTTCATATTCCACACGTTTCACTTTCACATATTCTTCGCCATCTTCGCCGATGAAGGTGTTCCGGTCTTGTAGCTCCGGAAGCTCCTTTTTCAACTTTAAGGACTCGGAAACTATTTCGGGAAAGTCTTTCTCGATCTCCTGTGCTATCGTTCCGATCTGTTGTTTTCCCTGCATGGTGAAACTTGATGTCGGGATGGACAAGATCTGCTTGAGTGTGTGGGTTAAAGGAGTGATATTGCTTTTCAAGCCACGATCCGAGTCTTTCCAGAATCCACCGGAAGCATGGGCTTTATAGCAATAGAAGTTACAGATGTTTCCCATACTGTTTCCGCTTGATGGCTGAGAACTGCTTGTCGTTACCCAAGACAAATGGGAGTTTCCGGCAGGACCTTGCGGACCGGTAGCTCCTGTTGGTCCTTGAGGGCCTTGTGGTCCGGTTGCTCCCGTAGCTCCTCTGGCTCCGGTATCGCCTTTAGGCCCTTGAATACCTTGCGGTCCTTGAGCACCGGTAGCACCTTTGTCGCCCTTGTCCCCTTTAAGTCCTTGAGCACCGGCATCACCTTTCGGTCCCTGAATACCTTGTATGCCCTGTGCACCGGGATCACCTTTCGGCCCTTGTGCACCGGTGTCACCTTTCAAGCCCTGTGGTCCTTGTGCTCCGGCTTCTCCCTGTGCACCTTGCGGACCAATCGGACCTCGTTCGCCTGTTTCACCTTTATCCCCCTTATCGCCTTTAGGCAAAACAAGATTAAGTTTGAACTTCGGATTCCCACTTCCGTCAACCCCGTCTTCCGACAAAGAAGCAACCGGGTCCACATCCTTTGAAACCGTACCTATGGAGAACTGCGGAGTCTTGCCCGTAAAACCGACTGCACCGGACATATCGACCATAAAAGCGTATGAATAAGTGCCGTCGGAGTTCTTAACTTTCACATAAAGACGGGCATTGTCGGGATTCTCCACATCGTCTGTATTGATGAGAACGAAAGAGCCTTCGATTATGTCGGAGTTATCCGCATCGGCATTCATCGCTGCCACAGACGGATATGTTTTCCTGACAGTAAAGGCATCCCCTTTTACAAACACTCCGGTCTTATCATAGGACTTTGTAGCTGTATTCCATTGATACACATAGTTATCCACTCCGACATATGTAGGATGGGCGGCAACCTCCGCAGCTTTCGCAGTGACGGCTTCGGACTCTTCCTTCAGAGTTGCAAACTCGGAAACCCGGTTTCCTTCCGCATCTGCACGGGCTGATTCGGCTTCCGAACGGCTTGTCTCGGCCGAGGCACGGGCACTTTCGGCAGCTTTGCGGGAGTTCTCTGTTTCCGAACGCTCCGTTTCGGCTGATGCACGAGCTGCCTCGGCAGACACACGTTGGCTTTCCACCGAAACCCTGTCGGCTTCGGCTGCCACACGGATGTTTTCACCGTCCGCACGCAATTCCTCTGCCGTTTGCCTTCCCAGCTCGGCCGACACACGGGCTGCTTCGGTTACTTGCCGTGCCTTTTCGGAAGCGATGCGCTGCAACTCGGATGCATTGCGCACTTCCTCGTTCTCTCCCACCGCGGCTTCGAGCTCACGCATGTCTGCCATAGCCGCCTCGGCTGCTTCGGTAGCTTTAACCACATCGTCATAGGCTGTCTGAATGTGTTCCAAACCAACCTTCACACTCTTTTTCTCTCCGCTTTCTTCCTTGTAACCTATGGTGTACAAGCCGAGCATATCGTCGGTAAGCGTTAATTCACTGATTTTAATCTTCTGTACTGGCATATTATTTTAAGTTTATGTAATATTGTTCATCTTCCGTTACTATCAATTCTCCCGATTCCGCAGCAAGCAAATATTCTATCTCTTCCACGCGGAAGGAAGTAAACACAAGAGTCAGGGTGAACTCCCACCACACCCCGTCGGTCATGGCAAAGTCGTCTGTGCGGCAGCTTTTATAATAGCACGGGTAGCTTTCATAAAGGCTTTCAACGAATAACCTCCGCTCCGCATCCCGATATTCATAGCCCTGACTATCTGTTTTGGCAGACACTTTGCTGAGGTCGTGAAGAAGGGCATCCCTGTTGCGCCAAAAGGATTCGATGCTTTCGGCACGCATCAGGCACCGGATATTCACCTCCTTTGCCTGAAACCTGACTGCCTCGCCATCATAAACCGCTCCGTCCCGATTCTTAAAGTCTTGCAACAAGTTCTTCTTTACTGCCGGGCTTTTCAGCACTTCCGTCAGACTGCCCTGCAAAACCGAAATGCCATAGCCGGACAAATCCTTGTCGTCAATCTCGTAACCGCCCGGCATGGGAATGTTGCTTACGGGCTCCCGGTAAACATAATCGGCCGAACGCGGGAAGTCGTTCTCAAAGCCGAACTTCGCAATCTCCAATCTCTCGGATATTTCATAGCTCGATTGGGAAGAAAGCCGCAACCTGTATGTGCGACCGAGATCGGTGAAACGGAAATCGTGATAGCCCATTTCTGCAAGCATATTCACGAAATCATTGAATATCAGGTTACTTGTAAATCCCAAAGTGATGCCGACACTCTCCGAATTGAGTGCCGGAGCCGACAAGTCCACTTCCTGCCCGTCTTCTTCCGGCCAGTCATTCTTGTCGGGTTCTTTCAACGAGGGAAGCGCCACCAAGTCATCATAACTGCCCTTTACCACGAATACGCCATACTTGGCATATGCGTCTGTTCCATCTATGTATAATTTTCCTTTCATAAGATTACCACTGTTTTGTCTTTCTCTATCTCCACTTCACACTTGCCGATGTTAGCCAGCAGTATGACAGCATAATTCGAAGCTTTTATCTTTGCCTTTGCCCCGTGCATAAGAATCACCTTGTGGACTTTCGTATTATCGTCATACACCAGTTCCGCCGAGGTGTTGCCTATCACACCGACATTCGCCTCATTGACACGGCACACATCTCCCGCATCTACCAGAACCCCGTATTCTTCCACCCCTTGCTTTATGCCCCGGAACATCTCCAGCGACGGGAAGTTGTTTTCTTCACAAAACTCCCGTCCCTGCGGAGTGAAGAACATCCACACAAGGCTTTTCCAATCGCTCACCTCTCCCGACTTGGCACATGCCCCCATCGAAAGCGCCGATTTCATCACATCATTGACTGCATTCATATTCATTTATCTTTTAAGAGTTAATCCGTTGGTATTCAAAGTATCTATTCCTGTTTTTATGGAGAACATGGCTTGCTCTATCGTTGCCAGACGCGCGGTATTGTTTTCTATGTTCGACAAGTGCAAAACCGCAGTGCCTTGCAAAGTCATCATGGAAGTCATTGTCTTGTCTATGTTGGCGAGGCAGATTGTACCTGTTTTCACACTTTCGTTGATGCCATATGTGTGCTCCTGAATCACGGTGAGACGGCCATTATTCTCATCCACAGACTCTTGCGAAGCCGTGGCAATGCCTTTCTTCGATGCTTCCCTGCTCTGTTCTTCCTCATCGCCTTTCAAGTATTCATCCGCCCAGCCAAACTTGCTATCCAACTGATTGGTAAGGGCTTCCGCATCTTTTTCTATCTGTTCCCGTTCCCAACTGCTGATTATTCCATCGGAAAAGAATCCAGCCAACTTCTTCCGAAGTGCTTCCATTGGCTGTGAAGAAGCAGCTTTCAACGCTTCCATAACCATCTGCTTAATCATGTTCTTCACCATGTCTTTGGAAGACTTGGCGCGGTCGTCTCCCGCAGCCCACGCATCGGCATAGGCTTGGGCAAAGTCGTTGATAGCCGATTTCACATCCGATCCCAGTATGGCATCAATCTGCTTCTCCTTGTTTTCCCCGATCAGCTTGTTTATATCATCTATCTGGTTCTGATACTCTTTCAGTTTGCCTTCGTCCGCTTTCTTCTTGCTGCGTTCCTCCATCATCTGGTTCTGTATCAAGACCTTTTGTTGCTCCAGCATCTCGTTCTGCTGCGCTATCATTTTGGAAGCATCCTGCGAGTAGGCTTTCTCCACCGAATCCCCAAGATTGTCATATGACTTTTTCAGGACTTCGATCTGTTCCTGCATTTCGAGTATTCTTTTCTCATGCTTGGCATCATGCAGTTTCGCCAAAGCAGAACCCAGAGACGAAACCAAACCGATAGCCGCTCCGGCTGCTGCTCCCCACGGCCCGAACATGGCTCCCGCCTTTGCCCCCGACATGGCAGCACTTGCCGCATCCATTGCCATATTCATACCTTCGGCAACTCCCTTGAGCGCATCGCTTCCAAAAGCATCTCCTATCCCGGAAAGTGCATCCGAAAGGAACTGCCCGGCTTCCATCGCTTTGTTCATGCCGTCTTCAATCTCCGCCAAGCCCTCTTGCAGCTTCTTCGGATCTGCACCTTTCTCGAAGACTTTCTTAAATCCGCCTCCCATCTTCTTCAAAGAGCTATCGAAAACGGAAGTCTGATTGTTTGTTTCGTTAATGGCCGACTGTACCTTTTCAATTTCTTCGGGGGTGGCCTTCAAATAATTAAAGGATTCTTCGCTTATGCCTAATATATCCCCCTTTGTTGCATCCCACTTTCCATCTTTAACAAAATCAAGTGTAGCCTGTGCTTCTGCTGATATTCTGCGTAAGTCCTTAATGCTCTTATCGCTCATATCTCCAAAGAGGCTGCCGAAAGTACCTGAGTTCGCATATATTTCTGCATCTAAATCGGCTAAAGCCTGCTTAGTCTCTTTATCAATTGCTACTGTTTCCCACTCATTCTTTCCTTTTTTTCTAGCTTTATCAATAGCATCAATAGCATTCCGCCTCTTTTCATAATCTTTGCTATATTTAGCTATCAACTCATTCTTGGCAATCGCTTCTTCTAAAGCTTTCTTATTTTTTTCAGCAAGATTTTCCTCCTCTTCTTCATTTACAGCAGCTATACTTTTATTCTTCTTCAGCCCTGCATAAGTTTTCGCCGTATTTATAGCCGTCTCTTGCTCTTTTGTCAATTTACCTTGTACAGCTATCCATTCCTTTTCCTTAGCCTCTAAAGCAGCTATTTCATTATCATAATTGAGATTTATCTGAGCTATCTTTTTCTCTGAGCCTTCATAGTTTACATCAATTTCTTGCTGGGCATTCTTCCGTTGAAGCTCAAGAGTTTCATTCGCTATCCTTTGTTGGGCATCAATGGTCGACTTGTTTGGTTTATTATTAGAAGTACGTATTTTCCCTTCTGCCAATATCTTATTAGCATTTGAACTCAATGTATTACCTATTACCAATTTCTTATATCCTTCTCCCTGCATCTCAGATGCCTGATTCAAGAGTCCGGCTTTTTCTGTTTTTACTAAAGTTTCAAGGTAATTCTCATATTGAGCTTGATATTCTTTTCTGAGAAATGGTATGCGGCTATCTGTTTTATCATATTTCGTGCTTGATAATATATCATCTTTACTAACCTTCAGCCCGGCATACTTTTTCTTCTTCACCTCATTATTCCACCAATTATCAGCTGCCTTTTTTGCATCATTTTTATCATCAGCAGTGGCTTGATACCCATCTGCCTCTATCATTTTTTCAACCGCCTGTTTGTATTTATCCGCAGCTACCTCCATTGCCGCAGCAGCCACAGCACGCTTTTCCAAAGAAGCAATAAACACACTTTCATTATCTACCAACAAGTTTTCCGCTTCACCCACACTATCCACCGAAACACCCAACTTATTGAAAGCCTCCTGATTATCGTCTACAAACTTCTTCTTTGCCTTCATGTCGTCTCCCAACGACTTGTAAGCGGTTTGGAGCTTACCGTACTCCACTATTTGCGAGGCAACGGAAGCGGCTACCGAATTTCTCAACTGTTCTTCCGTCTCTTGTTGTTGACGGGCAGCCTCAGCGGCAGCTTTCTGTTGTTCTTTCTGCTTATCCGCTTTGGAAGACCACACGGAATACACCGTAATCAACGCAGAAATGCCGGCAGCAATCCAACCAAACACAGGAATATTCTTAATAGCCAAGCCAATGGCTTGAAACGCACCCGCCAAACCATAATTAGCAACAGTGCCAGTGGATGCGGCAACTGTCTCAATTCCTTGTGCCGCCGCTGCCTGAAGTGTAATGTTTTTCCACCACATCTTCACATTACCAAACAGCGATAGCTGCATGCTCGACTTCTGATTCAAAGCCATTGCCACCTGTTCCAATGAGGTAACTACGGAAATAGCCGTCTGCACTTTGCCTAATATTCTTTGCAGGTTATCGTTTTCATAAGAGAACACTTCCATAGTTCCCGTTGCCGCAGAAATCATGTTTGATAAAACATTCAACCCCGAAGCTGCACCTTGAATACCTGAATCCGAGCCCGACATTTCTGCCATTTCCTCATTTACTTCTCCCATTGAATCTGTCAACTGCACGGCTTTCTCCTGCAACTGTTCATAAGCATCCGAGTTTTGCAAACCGGATTCTTTTAGCTGCATCATTTCTGTGCCAACATTCAACAATTGGGCACTAAACACCGTTTGTTGATTTAAGAGTTCTTCCACCCTGTTTTGGTAGTTGAGCAATTCCTCATTCAGTTGTGATAACAAAGCCAACTGCTTCTCTATTTCGGAAGAAAGAAGTGTCCTTGCAGCAGCTTCGGCTTCCACAGCAGCCTGCCCGTTTCCCGAAACCGCCCCGTTATTTGTTTGCGACGCCCCCAGTCTTAACTGATTTTCTATGTCAAGCTTCTTCAATGAAACAGCAGCGGCATCGAGACGCTTGCGCATATCATCAACAAATATCCCGGTTCTTTTCACTGCTTCGGATGCTTTATCCGCACCGATGCTCACATTTTCAAACAAATCTTCTACCCTGATACTTTGCTGCCCGGCAGCTTTCCCAACATCATTTATCGCCTTGCGGGTTTCTTCTAACTTCCTCACAAGGTCACTGTTATTTCCTGTCAAGTCAAAATGGATTTCAGCCATACATTCTATTTTTAAAGGTTATAAAAACTATATTATTTTACATCGAATTGCTCTCCATAAGCTGCCATAAAGGTACTTATACGGCAGATGACAGAGGCAAATAAAGGAAGCGGATACACGACAATCAAAAGATTATCCGAAAGATTCTTTGTTGTCACTTTTTTATTTTGTAGATTCGCAATATTAACATAAAAGCCATACCACTATGAAATTACCCCTATCTCTCACACTGGCATTCATCGGCACAGTTGCCTACGCACAAGACTTCAAAATGGTGGATACAACCCCACCCAAAGAAGTGAAACAGGAAGTTAAATATGACTCCTTAACCAACATACGGTTCTCTGAAGATAAGGAATACCATAAGCAGCTTATAGGTCAAAGCATTCTTTTCTATCCGCGTAACCCAAACTCCAAATCGTTGCCCGAATACTTTGCCAACTTCACCACTCCACAAAAGCAAGCAGTGGCCGTTGACACCGTTTGGTATAAAAGAAGAAAAAAGCCAAGGCCTTCCGATTATAAACTGGATACACTCTGGACTAACAGATACAAACCACAATATGTAGAAAATAAAAATAAAGGAATTACTCTATGTGCTTCAACAAAAGATATAGCCCTCTCTAAGAATAAATCAATCAGATCATATTACAAAGATAAAACAACGGGGAAATCATTAGGAGCAACGGGGTGTGTCGGTGATTTTACGCCTTATACAGAGATTGAAGGTAAAACTTTTAAAATCATAGACATAACTTACAAAGAAGAATTAAATGATCGTACTATCTTTACGTTATTATCCGAAGAAGGAAATACAATATACTGGGACACAGACTATACCGGATATAATGATTATGGTATATTTATGTATCCGGTTATAACGACAGGATACATCGAGAAGATGAAACAGCTCTATTTAAACAAAGACATTTATATTGTAGAGCCTTCACCCGTTAAGAAATACAGATGTACCGAGATAGTTTACTCAGGTTCCGAAAACCAATACATGGTTCCTTCTTTCGTATTAAAAGGCGACGACGGAGAATTGATTTTACCGTTAAGCCTAGCACCATCTTTATTTTCCTATAAAATACAATCTTACGACCAAGCAGAAAGAGGAGAAGAAATAAGCCTTGACAGAATATTGGTCATGAATGGCAAAGAATATGCAGAACTGGCAGAAAAGGAAAAACTCGCTGCCGGTGATTATAGAAAAGAACACGCCGTCAAAGAGCAAAAAAGGAAACAATACCTGTACAGGAAATACGGTCCACAAAATGGCGAACTTGTATTTAAAAGACGGGTACGGGAAGGAATGCCCGAAGAAATGTGTCTGGATGCTTGGGGAAAACCTATGAAAAAGGCTACAACATACGGACCGTTTGGACTAAGCGGACAATGGCTGTATGGTGGTAGCAAGTACATATATTTCGAAGGAGGGATAGCTAAAATCATACAATACTAACAAACACATTCAACACATAAAAGCCATACCACTATGAAATTACCCCTATCTCTCACACTGGCATTCATCGGCACAGTTGCCTACGCACAAGACTTCAAAATG